TCTGTTTAATAAATTGTTGAATTAATTTTTGTAACCACATTAGTAATATTCATGTTTCTTGGGCGTTTGTTTTTCTTCTTCGTAATCTTCCGGGTGTTTGATTAAACCCCCTTGTCTAAATCGCATCACGGCTTGAGTCATTGAGTCGACTAAATCGTCATTGTCGCCATGCGGAAATGCTGCACATTCTTCGATGACTTCCTCTGCGAACTTCTGTTGTGGCGCCCACACCATACCAGACTCAAAAACAGGGGCACAGCTATTTACTCTTACGTGTTTATCATTTCCTTTACTAGGTGTAAAGTTAATTACTGGGATGTCCATCTTCCTAAGCTCATAGGTCAAAGGCAATCCTGAAGCCTTCGCTTCCACGATCACCATCTCCGGTTGCCAGTATTTGTATTGTTCAAGGGCCTTTCTCCGTAGTTCAGGGAACTCGAACCTGTCTTTAACCGCATCTAATAACATGAGATGTAAAGGAGAATCGATATTGGGATAAAACAAACCCCACGTGGTAATAGCCGAATAATCAGCCGTTTCCTTCTTCAAAAACGCTGTATCGTAAGATTGTATGACGTAATGTAAATTAGGAATCCAATCATGCTTCCAAGTCTTCCACCATTCTCGCTTGATAATAGCTCCTTCTTCTGAAGTTGGATTTTGCATCCATTGAGCGTTCCATTTACTAACGGGTAGAGTCGCTTGAACTTTTTCTAATTCATCAAGTTTCCAGTATTGAGGCCAAACCGGTTCCTTCTTGTTTGGTCCGTGGTCCAAGATTGCCGGAAACTCAACCACGTCCCACTGATCACCTTTCACTTCTTTTTGAGCTTTTAATAATTGAGCTGTTAAATCCTTTGTTGACCATCTGGTCATAACGAGCACGATTGAGGCGCCTGGTTGTAAACGTTGTCTTGGTCCTGATGTATACCATTCGTAAGCATTCTCTAAAGCTTGCTCTGACATCGCATCTTGTTCCGAGTGAGGATCGTCAATAATCAATAAGTCCGCACCACGGCCCGTGATTGCTCCACCAACACCGGCAGCGAAGTATTCACCACCTTGCGCGGTTTCCCATCTGCCCGCAGCTTTTGAATCTTCTTGTAATCTTGTTTGAAATATTTTTGAGTATTCTTCCGAATCGATCAAATTTTTGGCTTTTCTTCCAAATCTGATGGCTAACTCTCCTGTGTGCGTTGCTTGAATGATTTTTAATTTTGGATTACGGCCCACCATCCACGATGGCAAGAGATAAGACGCAAATTCTGATTTTGTATGCCTAGGTGGCATATTCACGATTAAACGTTTTAGCTCACCCGTTGCTAATTTATTAAATTTTTCCGCAATGTGCCTGTGATGGGGCCCCTCTACAAATTCCGGCCATACCGCTTTAACAAAAGATAAAAAATCACTCTTGGCTTTGTTCTGTATCTTTTTTTCGGCATGTAATACTTGAAGTTGTCGAAAAGTTTTCCGGACATCCGGGGGTAATTTGCTAATATCTACTTTATTCAAACTCATAAAAATTTTTTAAAAAATTTTTGCACCCTTAAAAGTGTTCAAAAAGTTTTTATCACGGCTAACTCTCTAAATCAAGCAATACAGGCAGAAGCAGTGGGACCCCTTTTCAAAAAAAGGGGGTGAGGGTCGATGTTTCGTTGACATTCGAAAAGGGTTTAGGTTCCGGGGGTCACCCCTCTTGGGTAGGGAATAAAAGATATCGAGCTTCAAGCACGGACCGAGGCCCAACGGCCGGCGGCCCTTGGGCCAAGGAGTATGGCAACGGAGTTGCCATCCGTTGGACCTATGCGCCCGCAGGGCGAACAACCTAGAGTTGAAAAGAAAAGATATATCGTCCTAGATTATGCTTGACATCTATTCAATAAATGTTTAAAACAATTATTAAAAGGAGAATAAAAATGACTAAAAAAGATTACATTGTCTTTGCTGATATGCTTAAAAAATATTTAAGCAAACAATCGGCTAAAACCTCAACCGGTGAAATGATACTTTTGGGGAATATTACTAGAGATATTGAAATGATATTCTCAAAGGATAACATTAATTTTGATAAGAATAAATTTTACGACTACATAAAGAAAGGAGAATAAAATGGCTTATGTAATTAAATGGGTATTATGTTTAACTATGGCTATGACGGGTATCATCATTATGATAGCTGACCCAACACACCACAAGTTAGGCGTACTACTTTCATTCGGTGGCTTTTTATTGTTTGGGTTAAGTGTAGCTCAAGCACATATTAGCACGTTAGAATAAACTGGAGCCCTGGTCCAATGGCATGCGTGCCTAGAGGTCGGTTGATCACCGATAAGCCTTGATGGTACAATTCACTTTGGACCTGGGGTCAAGAAAGCACCACAACAATGAAAGGATAATTATGAAGATAGAATACAATAATAAAAAGATCGCTTTACCATTTAAATTTGAAGGTGAAAATAAATCACACTCAACTGAAATGGTAACAAGACGCAACCCGTTCAGCGGTCAATCAATTGAGCTCCCGGCCTTCGCCGCAGCTGTTTATGATTACACAATTTCAAGTAATCTAAAAGCAGAGCGTGAGGATGCCGCGCATTTTTGGGGCTACAGTCAACACTGGTCCACAGTAAGAAGAGGCCTGGACTGGTTTAGAAGGCACTTCGCAAAAGAATATATGGTGCTACTTGACTAAAAAATACACAATAGAAGTTAGCCACGCGTCGCCGGCTCAACTGGCGACGATTGGCCTGGAGCTCAAAATTATGAGCAATGACTGGACCAAGTTTGGTCCCCGGATCATGATCAATGGCGCCAAGCTTCAAGCTCCAAGCACCATTGACAACGGAGCAGGGATATTGTAGGATGTTTTTAAATATGAAAGACAATAAGAAACAAAAGAAAACCACAAGAAAGAAAAAAGATAATTCAAAAAAAGGGGATTATTTTTTATTCTGTCGTTGTTGTACGAGTGCCATTGCTCCCGATTGGAGAAGCGTAAGGGATACTCGCTATTGTAAGGATTGTCTATAATAAAAAGGGGGAATAATGCCGGTTGAAACATATAAAGGTTTTGAAATATGCGAGATGTGGAACAAAGAAACGCCATATTATATTGTATGCAAAGAGTTTAAAGAAGACCCATTTTGGGAAATAGGCTCTATTGAATATGATACAATTTCAAAAGCCAAAAAAGAAATAGATCAAGGGGTATATAATTAAAGGGGGAAGAATGAAAGTTAAAAAACTTATAAAGATATTAGAACAAGCACCGCAGGATATTGATGTAAATATTTTTGATAATTCAACAGAATATTTGCTATCAATTGAAGACATATGGATACCAAAAAAAGAAGACACAAAAGATAATACAGAAGTTCAGTTAGTAATAAACAAACCAATTATATAGGGGGAAACATGCAAGTAGTTAAAGAAAGAATCAAGACAGTTCGAGACAAAGAAGGCAGGAGAGAGACCTGTAAAGAGCAGCTTCGCAGGATGTGCAAGAACATTGCCGAAGAGATAACAGAATGCCCTCAAGACAAACTTGATGGTATCAAAGCTTCGGAGTTCATGGAAGACGTCTACGACATAGAATGGATCACGCACCAGGACCATAGCTACAAAGCAGCGCGTCTTATGGTAGCCGGAGGCGGCCCTAACATATGGGTCAACACACAAGACGGCACAGTGGACGGATATTGGGGAACCGATAAAGTTCATTGGCATTATACCGACAACCTAGGGCTAGATGATTATTTAAGTGAGCTACATGCCTGCAAATAGTACTAAACCGGAGGACTTACACGCAAAAAATACTGAAAGTTTTACAAAGCAAGCTACAAGCTTCAAGCGTCATGTTCCAATGGCCAATCTACAAGCTCCAAGCAACAAGCTTTCAAGCCCCAAGCACAAGGATCAAGCTTCAAGCCACAAGCAACAAGCTCCTTTATCCGGGAACCACGGTACAAGTACCAGCCAATAAGTTTAGAGGACCTTGGACCAAGGGCCTCAACTAAGATAAATGTATTCTTCGGATGAGCAATATGGAAGGCAATTTGATGTGGAGAAAATTTTATTTTTTTACCTTTGGTGACTTTTAGCTCAACAGTAAAAAAGTTGCCAGAATTGTTGTAGCCCAAGCAGTCAGGAGTACCAAGAGAGCTAAGATTTTCAAGCCTAGTCCACTTAATTCCTGGTGTATTTTTTTTAAGTTTGAGATATAATTTCCGCTCTGGGCCCATAAATTTTTAAGGTAAATCATGGCTACAACTCAAAGCCAGATTCTTTGTCTGTCGGTGCTTTAATCATCTTTAATCCTTGAGGTTTAAATACTATTCTCATTGAGTTAGCACCTATAATTGTACTCTCTTGCACCTCAATTTTCTTTAGTTCTTCCAAGTGATTCCCAACATGCATAAACACAGAGCAATCACCTAACGAACCCTTCTGACCTTTTCCTTTATTGTCCATAAATTCCTGTAAGAATCCCATTAGCTCTCTTAATCTCATTTGCCAAACTCTCCTTGCTTCTCTCTGAAATAAGTTAAATCATCTATCTGTTGAGCAAGTTTTTTATTATCTCCTCTAACCTCAGATAATTGTTTCGCTAAGGTATTAGCTTTCACAGTTTGAAACTTAACTTCCAATTGAAGTTCACCATTCTGAGCTTGATGAGCTTTACTAATCTTCTCTAGCTCTTTAACTCGAGCGGCATATTTATATCCAGCTCGGACATAGTCTTCCACGAGCTTTCTTGTACCTTTCAAGAGAGAATCTTTCTCTACTAATTGACTCTTGAGGTCTATATTTTCTTTCTTATATTTATCTATGACTTTAGTTAAATCCAGTTCACCTCTGTCATCATGGTGTTTTAAATCCTCTGTAAAGTCAGGACGTTTTTTAAGCTTATCTAGTTGTTTTTCAAATTCTATTGAATCTTTCTTAGTGGTCGTCATAGTTGACAATATAGGATACTTACCTTAAAATGTCAAATATGAGAAAACATGATGAGATTGTTAAGGATATTAAGACTGTGCTGGAAGAGAAAGTTGAACCGAACGTTGCGGCACATAATGGTAGTATTGGTTTTATTAAATTTACCATGGGTACTGGCGTGGCTACTCTAAAGTTATCAGGTGCATGCTCAGGGTGTGCTATGTCTCAAAGAACACTAAAAGAAGGCGTTGAACGTCTGCTTAAACATTATATTCCTGAAGTGAGGGGTATTATGGGCGAAGATGATGAACAAGCAGCAGAACAAGGTTATACTCCTTTTATTCCTAAAAACAAAGAGTCTGATTTGGAAAAATTAGTGAGGAAAGATTAAGTATGGGAGTACCAAAAAGATTAACTGAAATGCAACAAAGATTTGCTGAGTTTTTAGTATATGGAGGACCGGATGGTCCAGTCACTAAAACTGAGGCGGCTATCCTTGCCGGCTATTCTAAAGCAAGAGCACCACAAGAAGGATCAGAGCTAACCAACCCAAGACAAAGCCCATTAGTGGTAGCCCACATTGGGAAATTAAAACAAGAT